TACACTGGTTCATACAGCGGTACTTATGCTGGAACATATAACGGTCTTACCATCATAAGTTCTTCAAGCACTCAAGAGTCTAAACGGCTGTGGATGAGAACTGCCTAAATAGAATACAATTTTACATCATGGAGTAAATTAATGGAAGTTATCGCATCATCATCAGACAAAGAACGCCCACCACTTTGGAAAGATCCTATCTGGAAAGATAAGAACAATCGCCAAGTTGTTGCAAGGCGTTTGACTTTATCAGGCGAATATGCAGTTGTTCATATTGATGCATCTGGAGGTGTCAACAAAGACTTCGATGAAATCTTAGAAATCTTTGGTGAAGAGGCATTAGACGAATCTACTGCCAAACACAAAGAAGAAGCACGAAGACAAGAGCAGATTCATCGTGAACGCCACGAAGCTGATAAGGTTCGTCAAAAACAAGAAGTCTTATTCAATATGAAGCTGGAAGCATTTGAGATCGAAGAAATCAAAAACTCGTCAAACAGAGATCTGAAGAAGCGTCTTAGAAAAGCAAAGACGCCAATCGAGGTCCAATCCTATGCTACCCTGTTGATACAGGAAGCATTGGCAAATGAAGAGTAATGGGTTTGTCTATGTTGCTTCAGTAAACAAAGCATTTTACCAAGCAGCACTCCAATCCGCTCAATCCCTCTTAGATTTCTTTCCAGAAGCAAAGATAACTTTGTTCACCCATGAACCTTGGGTTTGTGATGAGGCGAGGGAGATCTTTGATCAGATTATAACAGATGGTGTTCCGAATCACATAAGAGCAAAACTCTGGGCATTGTCGAAGTCTCCTTATGACGCCACATTATATGTTGATTGTGATACTCTGATCAACAGCGAGGAAATATCTGGAGTATTTGATCTCCTTGGTGATAGTGATATTTTGTTTACGCGCAACAGACCATACAATGCCAAAATAACAAAACTATCAGAAACTGAAGAAATGATATATCACTGCGGTTTGTTTTTATATAGAACCGAAACGACCAAAGATTTGATGAATAGTTGGTATAGGTGGTATCTTGAACAAAACGATCCTCGATGGGATCCCTCTCCATACCCAGAAGAAGTTAGAAAGTGGGACACATTTACTATGTGGAATCTCTTGACTAATGGCAATTTTAATGTTATAGTAGGAGAGTTTCCACAACCAGACGCTAAATGGAATTTTGTTACAGGCTATAAACAAGATGAGTTGATGGGCGAGGAAGCTGTTATACAACACTATACAATCCCAACCGAGAGAATTATTGGTAATGAAATTTATAGACCTTAATACTGAGATACTAGAGATTCTTGAAGAACATAGTGATTGGTTTTTTAAGCAAGACCTCTCAGAACTCTATATCGACGACCATGGTGATTCTACTGCTGAACATTCTCAGTCGTATGAATACCTCACAGAAATGCTCACAAAGACAATGGGTAAGGAAGAAGGGCAACACGCTGGTCCACCAGAAGTTGTTCGTAATGCCCACTTTGGTGTTGGTGCTAGATCCCCAGAAAAATTCAAAAAAGAATCCCAGAGATTAAATGACACACTTGTTAAATATCTGGGTGCAAGGCATAGTGCTGTTCATGTCTACTATCCAGAAGATGGATTTATGGGGTGGCATAATAACTGGGATGTTCCTGGATATAATATTCTTTTAAATTATAATCTTGGAGATGGATACTTCCAGTTTTGGGACGGAGAAATAATCCACACTCTTCCCGATTGGAAAGGTTGGTCTGCTAAAGTTGGATATTATGGCGGTAAAGAGGATCCAGTTTGGCATTGTGCTGGTGGTGGTCCAAGAATTACTCTGGGTTTTGTTATCCCCAATAAGGAAATGTGGGAAATGATGGTCGAGGATCTTACTTAGATCCGATTACCATAAATCGATCATATTTCTTTTGTCCATCCCACGAGTAATATGTTTGTTCTCGTTGTCCCGAATAATATATCTCATCTAAATCAATCTGCTCTTTCAAGTCTTCAATAGAGTCTACGCAGTTGATACCATACATCTCTTCAATAACATTACTATTTTGACAAGCAAACAATGCCATTGGGTTCTTCGTTTGAAGTTCTTTGAGTGGATACATTTGCTCGGTGTTGATAGCGATTACAACATCTGCGTCAATCTTATTGAGTTCGTCAAACGCAAATGGGATGTCTAGATTGTGGTGGCGAATCTTCACAAACTTCTCTTGAGAGTAATGTTTATGCATTATCTTGGATAAGTCTAATGCCTCTTTGTCTAAGTCGACTAGGTGCAACTCTCCGATATCGAGGTTCTCGCAGAGGAGGGGGACGAGAGGCATCCCCAACCACGAATTGAGTACCAATACCTTAATCTTCTCTTGTCTAGCGCAGTTGTCAATATTTTTCTGTAGTTCTTCAACTAACCACTCTGCTGCCTCAACATGGTTCTGTTCAAAACACTGACGAAGGTCAGATATTTTATGCGGTGCTTTCTTCTCAATAAAGTAGAATGCCTCTCCCCAGAACTTATAGTTTGCTAAAAAATTAGATTTAAGCATCTTTTATTACCTTCACAATAGGTTTTATAATAAACCCCTTTTCATAATTTTTAGGGTATTCATGATGATGGGCATGATATCCTTCACCAAGGGTAACTATATTTTGCCAAAAGCTGTCTTTCGGTTCACCATTAACGTGGTTATTTACAGTAATCATCTGCGCCAAAAATGCATGCGATGTAGGTATTACCCATAAGTAGAATAGATAATTCATACCACCAAGTAAATAAACCAGTGATGCATAAGAAAATATAATAAAATATTTGTTGTTGAACAAAAACATATGCCATTTCTTTTTAATTAAACGAGCTGACACTGCCGAAGGTGCAGCTGCATATGATCTATGAAAAACAAAAAACCAATTTTTCCAACCCAAGTATTTCGAACTATGTGTGTCTAATTCAGTATCTGAATGTTTATGGTGATGCCAATGAGCAGCAGCCCATTCAAATGGACTCAGCCATGTTGACAGCACAACCAATAAAGATAGAAGTTTTTCTTTCGTGTAAGAAATGCGAAAAGATCTATGAGTAAAATATCTATGTGCGCTTACCGCTACTCCTAAACAGGTGAATACAAAACAAGCTACTAGAGAGGATATTACACCTAACATCGTATGCTCAGCTGTAACCACAAACCAGATTGCTGGTATTATGAAAAGCTGACCTATCGTCATCATCGCTTGAGGTAAAATCATCTTAAATTTTAACATCTTCACTTTTTCCCATTGAATCAAATAAACAAATATATGGCATTTCTCTATAGACGTGCCGCTCGGTGTCTTGTGGATATACATAACCCTGATTGAAACTATAGACCCAACCAAATGGAAACAGCTTCATAGGAATTATGTTTTTATCACAAAGGAAATTATCAATTCCCCTATAGTGCCACATAATTTGTTCCTTGTATTTATCAAAGAACTCCCACAGCTTTTTACTGTCGAATGAATCGTTCCACCGCAGAACACTCGAGTTTATGTCGCTGAATTTATGCGGGACGTGTTTGGTTTCCTCGCGCATCGTTTCAATATCGTGCCACCAAGTCTTTACGATACCAAGACAGTTTTCTGGATCGAACTCTTCAAATACAGTTATGTCCTGTTGAATGAGAATATCGAGGTCAAAGAAAAGTTTCTCCCCTTCCTGCTCAACCAGAGGTGAGAACAGATACATTTTGTTCCACCATTTCTGTAAATCATTTCCTTCTGGTATTAGTATTGGCTCAATGAAGTCTTTGAGACCAGTCGGGTCGTCAGTTATACAATATACTTTGCGGTCTGCCTCTGGGAAATCGGCTGCAATATCGTATGCAATCTTGTTTACATATTCAGAGGAGTATTTGTCTCCCCATTTCACTGTGTAGATATTCATCTAACGAAATCCGATTCTGCCCATAGAATATTTTTGCGTAAATGTTTGGTGCTGAATCGATGTTCTCGTTTATTGTAGTATATTTCGATTCCTTTCCTATCGCAAATCCAGTCTCCTGTGAATGAAGATCTCTCATATTCTTCGCCAATTATTCTTACATTGATCGGATATAATTCCAAGATATCTTCTAACTCGTTCTCCGTCGCATAAGGTATAATTTCATCGACATACTTCACTGCCTTCAGTTGCGTGTATCGCTCAACCATATTCTGGACAGGTTTGCCTTTCTCTGATCTTTGGGTACTCGGGTCTATGTGTAATGCACATATCAAATAATCGCATTGAGTTTTTGCTTCCTCTAACATTTGAACATGACCAGCATGTAGTAAGTCGAATGCGCTTGCAGTGAGTCCTATCTTCATTTCCAATGCTCCAGTAATCTTGGGTCTGCCAATTCGTCTTGTTTTGTTTTACCTCTAGATCCATCTTCAAATGGTAAAAGGTCTACATTAAATACGCAGAGAATACAATTCTCTCTATAGATTCCTACGTTTAAATCATCTTCATCCCAAGAGCGTCCACGGTTGTACGAGTATGCCATCCAACTCGGGAAATAATCCCATAACTCTTTCCATCTCCAGCTGTGGTAGTTATCAGTGCCGTCTGTGAATGTAAACCAAATCTTTTCCTGATGTTCTAATACATCATTCCATATAGGTTCACACTGGTCGTCACTCCAAACCTGACAACTTCCGTTTGTGAATGCACCATGGGAAAGTTTGAAGCGACGAGTACCCATAGGTCTTGGATCTTGCCACCAAGAACGCATCTTGGTCGGTTGCTCCATATTGTAAGTGATGATTGGTGTTAGATCGTTTTGAATGATAACGTCTAAGTCTAGAAAGACGAAACGCCCGTGTGGTTTATCGTCTGCGAAATTATGGGTATTAAAAACGAAAGTCTTTGCACGATCCCAACAGCGAGCCATTCCATACTTGTAATCGTCCAAACCGAACCAATACTTAGGGTGAATATCAGGAATATCTGGAAAGGGGATGACCTTAACATCAGACTGAAGACCCACACTGTCATCAGTGTAACAATAGAAGTGAAAGTCAAACTGATCAGGGCAGTTTCTACGAGCCATGTTACATAGGCGATTGACAAAGTGTGCACCATACTTTGTGCCCCATTTAGCACAGACGAAATTTACACGCATCTTCCACAAGTCTCTTTACAAATTTTCAAATGGTCTTTCTTCAGACTATCATTATAACAATCAAAGTCTGCATTATATACAATATCCTTCAATGGGAAGGACTTAGCGTTATTGTATTTAGGATTGTATGGGTAGTCGATTGGATGAAGTGGATATAGTCTATTTTCTAGGATATCTCTCGCCATATACGAACAAGGGAACACATTTCCCTTTGCATTGATGTAAACCATATTGTCGTTTCTGGCTTCACAGTCAATGACCCACTTTTCTTCTTTTGTAACATTCCTATATTCTTCTTTTTGTTTAAACTTCTTGATATTCTCTCTTGTTACAAGTTCTTTTTCCTGTTCAACTATGGGTCTCCCCAGTTTATTGATTATGTGTAAACCAAAATCTATTGGTGGTTGTATCACCTGTGTACCCTGTTGCTCGAACCATTCTACAATTTTGAAATAATCTTTACACCGATTCGGGCGAGCGAGTGTTGTGAGTAATGTAACATATTCTGGTGGATCTTTGAATATCCTCTTCACATCTTCAATTGTTAGTTCGTCGTCTTCAACGAACAGATCGTTGAATTGATTTTTAGTGTCATTGTATTTGTTTGATAGTTCTAGAACCACTCGAGTCGGGACATCCTTATACATATCATATTTACCGTACCAGTGATTGAGTAGGACTGGATCTTCTAACTCCTCAATAGAGATAGACTCATCGTTTGTTATGTAATTCTGGTTGAACAAAGCGAGTTTGGCATCATATTTTGTATCTTGGTAATTGTAACTGTAATACCATTCTTCGGGTAGGAAGTTCCAGAATTCATTACCAGCTGGTCTTCTCCACTGATGGTAGTTGTCAGAACCCTTGTAAAATACTTTGAACACATCTGGATTATTCACGACATCATCATATATTTTCTTCGGTTGTTCAGACCACCAAAGCATGCAGCTAGAGTTGAAGTACGTTCCACGAATATCTCTAAACCTTCTATTATTCACCTGCCCTTCAGGTTGCCAATGAGAATATAGGATATGGGGTTGGAATGCAAGTTCGTAAAACTCATCAATTGAGTCTTGTATGATAATATCTAAATCGAAATAACAGAATGGACCAACATCATTGAGCCATTCTTGT